GCCGGTGCTATCCATCATGGCCACCTTGAGTTGGGTGGCGGCGTTTTCGGCCGGCGCGAATGCATCCACGATGCCCTTGAGAGGCCTGGAAATGGCGTAGGAAGTACCGAGCCCCGCGGCGCCGCCGGCGGCCATGCTGCCGGCAAGCTGTTGTGACTTGTCATACTGGGCGCGGGCGTTGGCTAGGCGCTTGGATTGGGCGGCCAAGCGCTGCATGCGCTGGGTCTGGTCGCTGATCTGCTGATTGGTACTGGCGATGCGGTCGCGGAGTTCGCGCTCGCCCTGCACGAGATTGCGCGTGCTGATACCGGCGGCGCTGAGCTTATTGCGCAGGCCCTGCAGCTCGGCCTGCTGTTCCTGGTGCTGTTTCTTGAGAGTGGTGGCGGCGCGGATGGCGTCCTGCATGTCCGCCGTCATCTGCTTGGTCGGCGCGCCGGTGTCGGCCATCTGGCGGCCGAGTTCCTTCACTCGATCACGCGCGCCCTGGAGGGCGGTTTCGGTGTTGGCGCTGATGGCGCGCAGGCGCTGCCAGCTGCTGACATCGTTCTGCGTTGCCTGCAGTTGCTTGAGCTGGTCGCGGGACTCCTTGAGTGCGCGGCCGAGGCCGACACTTCCTTGCATCACTGCGCGGATGGGGCGGGTGGCGCGGTCGATGGCCTGGAGGATCACCTCCATTTTCAGATCATTGGCCATCGCTCTTCTCCCAGCGGCTTCTGGCCCGCTCGCGCCATTCCATCAGTTCCGATAGGGACAACGGGTCCAAGTCCGCCGGCCCCCAGTGAAAGACCATGGCCAGATCGGCCATGGCTTCTTCTACGCGACGAGGACAGCTTCCTTCGCCGACTTCTGCAGCAAAAAACTCGCGACAGCCAGCCCGCACTGGAACAGGTCCGCCGGGTCCATGCGGCCGACCTCGATGTCGGTGAGGCTGGGAGTGCTGATGCGCGGCAATACCTTGCGCAGGGCGAGCACGTCCATCTGTGCCAGGTCAGAAAGGGTCACGCCGCGTAGTTCGCCGCTCATGGGCTTGCGCAGGGTCACCTGCCCGATCTTCTGCTCGCCACGGATGATCGGGGTGTCGAGGTCGATAACTTCCTCGTTTGGGTTCTTGGTCGGGGCCGGTGCAGTCGCTGCAGTGGTGGTGCTGTCGTCGTGCTTGGCTTCTGGGGTCTGCATGGGGTGGTGCTCCTTGGTTCAGGGGAAGGCCGGCATGGGCGCCGGCGAGTGGCGGATCAGAGGCCGATGTTCTTGCGGTGAGCTGCGAGCAGGTCTTTGCCGTCGACGATGAACACGAAGTTCAGGAGGTCGATTTCGGTGATGACCTCGCCGTCGACGGTGAGCTTGTAGTAGGTGCAGGTGGTGCTGATCTGGTGCTCGGTATCTTCGCCCGGGGTGGACTCGCCGAAGTCGATCTCTTCATGTCGACCGCGCACGGAGATTTCCACGGAGCTGGTGCCACCGTCGTCGTCGCGCTGGACTGAACCGGCGAAGCGCAGGGCGACGCCATCGGCACGCACCGCGCCGAACTGGCGCAGGGCTAGCAGGTCCCAGCCGCCCAGGGTCCAGGCGAGGACGATGCCGTCGTCGCCGAAGCCGAGGTCGACCTTGACCGGGCCGTCCATGCCACCGCCGCGGTAGGCCTCCATCTTGCGGGCCAGCTTGGGCAGGGTGACGGTCTTGGCGATGCCGCCGTAGACGTTACCGTCGTTGAACAGGTTGAAGTGCTTGAGCTTCTTGGCTAGGGCCATGGTTGGGCGCTCCTACGGCGCGGCCGGAGCCGCGCGGGTGAGTGGGATCAGGCCTTGACGCTCTCGGCGAAGGTCATGAGGTAGCGGTCGGTGATGCGCTGGCGGAACAGCAGGTTTTCCAGCGGCGGGACGGGGGTGTAGTCATAGTCCAGGAACAGCTTGCCGACCTTGAGGGTGGCGGCGTCGTTGGCGGCAGGGTCGAACCAGCACTGCCCGTCGATGATGTACCCACCGGTTTTCAGCTCGCGGAACTTGGCGTTGACGCCGTCGACGATGTCTTTGACTAGGCTGCCGTGCATGGGTTTATCCACAGCCCAGAAGTGGGCCTCGGCCATGGTGTCGGCGAGCACTTGGGCGGTGCGGGTGTAGTTTTCGAAGGCGAACAGCGGATCGGCGCTGGTGGTGCGGTTGCCCCAGAAGCGGAAGCCTTCGCGGCGGATCAGAGTGGTGACCTCGGCGGCGTTGAGCAGGCCGGCGTCGGTAGCGGGGTTCTGCAGGTCCCAGAAGATGTCCTTGGACAGCCCCGACACGCCGTTGACCGGCACGTTGGACAGGGTCTTGTGCCAGCCGACTTGTTCGTCGATCTTGGCGCGCAGGCCCAGGGCGCGAGCGACGGCCGAGGCCGGGGCGTTGGTGCTGGTGGCAGTGTCCCAGTTGACGAAGTCCGGCTAGATGAGCATGAGCTCGCGGGAGCCGAAGCCGTCACGATAGGCGATGGCCTCGGAGGCGTTCTCGCAGTCCCAAGCGCTGGCGTAGGAGAAGGCACGCATCTGCTCGGCGATGGCCGCCAGCTCGGTGGTGACGGCGAGGTTGTCCAGGCCTGGTACGCCCAGGATGCGTGGGCGCACGCCGAGCTGCACTTCGGCCGCCATCAGGGCCTTGAGGCCGGTGTACTGACCCTGGGCCGTAACGCCGCCGATGATCTTGGTGGTTTGGTTCGCTTCCTTGGCGGCATCGTCGGCGCCTTCGCCGTCGGCCACGCGCACCACGACGGTGACGGGGCTGGCCTGGTCAGCGATGGCGTCCAGGCTGCGGGCCAGGGTGCCCAGCTCGCCGGCTTTGCCGGAAGCGGTGAGCACGTCGGTTAGCAGGACTGGGGTGTTGAGCGGAAAGGCAGCCGCGTCGGCGTCGCTGCCGGTGCAGACCATGCCCACCACGGCGGTGGCGATAGTGCGAATGGGGCGGATGCCCTCGTTGATTTCGAGGACGCGAACGCCGTGATGGTAGTCGGTGGCCATTGGGCAGCTCCTGGTGGGCGTGATGCCGTTTCAGTGAGCCTTGAGGGTGACGCGCGCGCGCAAGCGGGGCGAGTGGCGGGCGGTGTAGCGGGGCGCGGTACAGGACGCGCAAGAAAAAGCCCCGACTCGCGGGGCCTTGTAGGCGTGGGGGTTACTGGTGGCAGATGATCAGGCGGGGGTGATCTTGTAGCGTTTGCTGCCGCCGATGCGTACACCGGCCCAGAACAGCCAGGCACGCCAGCGTGCGACCCCTTCGGCACGCAGGCCACGATACAGCACCGCGTCGGCTTGTTTGCGAGTGAGCGGTCCGGTGGTGTAGAGCCAGTCGTGCACGGTGGCCGCGTAGTTGCCGTAGCCGGCGAGCAGGGCGTACAGCACGAACAGAAAGATGTTGTGCAAGAACCGGATACTGGCGAAGTCAGTCCTGAAGCCTGTCGGTACAGTGATCAGGCCGTGGTCATCGTCTTGGAGTGACAGTTCGGCCAGTAGCGTGCGGTCCCATTTGCCGTCCTGTTCGGTCTTGAGGGTGTTCAAGAATTCGCTCATTCAGGCCACCACTGATCATCCGTGTAGTTTTCGGGAATCGCCGGCATATCCTTCAGTGCGCGACCGGCATAGATCAGCTCCGACTTACGCAGCGCGGCCGAACTCCACAACGGTCTGTGCGTCCATCGGCACCAGGGTGTTTTCGGCGCAGATCCAGGCGAAGTCCTGGTCAGGGTTCGACCAGCGCAAGTCGCCCGGTTGAGCGCCGCCGACCACTGCCATGAAAGCCATCTGTGCCGCACCAGATATGTTTTCCCGGTCAGTAGTCCTAGACTGGTAAAGGACGCCGTTGAACATCACCCCTGCATCAATTCGGCGATCTCGCTCTAAATCAACCTGTACTGCGCTAACTATTGCCGGTCCATTAAGTGGACTAGTTTCAGGCTCTGGCCCATCGTTGATATCGACAAAGTGCTCATCATCCAGAAGCTGATTGTGCTCACTATCAAATGAACGCTTACCCGATAGATCGTTTTTAACAGCCCAACCAATGCTCATACACTGTCCTCATAACCCAGGCAGAATAAGTTTTCGTTTACCGACGCCCAGTAAATGTTGGGCGACTCCAGTAACAGCCAACCGGTATTCTTTGAATGCGCCCCACCTGACCCGCCGACAAAAAACGAGGCAATTGGCGGAGGATTTAAATAGTCGGCAACTGAGCCGTATCCCGCATTAGGCGCAACGCCGGCAGCGTTAGCCGTGTAATTGACGAGTTCAACTTTGATCGAAATAGCCGTAGGTGATACGTAGGCGGTAGTCGATACCGGAACCCACGTCGGCGTGCCAGGATTTCCAGCAGCACCGTTCGCCATGCGGCGCGGCGTGGCCACGTTACTGCCTGGAGCGGTCTTCCAGACCACCCGCTTGTCTTTCTTGATTTGAGATAGCGGGTACTTATTAGCTGTAGCATCGGTAAAGACCCAGCCCACCAGGGCCTTATGGGTAAACCCCGCCGGCAACAGCGGCGCGGTGCCACTCAGTGACAGTAGGCCCGCAATGGCCGCCGTAGCACCATTCCAGATAACCCAAACGCTGTACCACGTCGAGGCTGCCATGGCCCCACTGTCCAAA